ATTAACCAATAAAGGACTGGTGCCTTGAAATTGTTAATATTCTGTAGAAATAGATTCTGAACAGAAACATCACCACCATGTATTACAATAAGGTCAAAGTCATCAGGATTAACACCAGAAGTAACAGTAACTCCATTTAAATCTCCTTTATGTTCACCGGCAACAACAGTGACTTCAATGCCACGGCGAACACATTCTTCAGCTGTTCTTTGAACATTATATTCTGAGCCACCAGGATAAGGTGCATAACGATGTACTACAAATAATATTTTCATGCTTTCTTGCATACCATTTTAAGAACTGACATTCTAGCAGGTTCAGGATTTCTCATATCAGGATGACGGTCACAATCAATAAATCCATTATTTTCTAATAATTCTTTGAGTGATTTTTGATTAAATGCGTTAAGGTGTCCCATTCCTTCTAGTTTGTATTCATCTTTATTATGAAACCCACCGAACAAATAAGATAAAGCATTTTTCCATGGATCATCTGTTGGGTTCAACCAATCAACATTAGCATGGTGATTCCAATCTTTTTTATAAAGTCTTTCTATAATCCAGTCCATATCAGGTACAGTAACTTCTAGTGTTGCACCAGGTTTTAGTATACGACAGACTTCGGTTAATACTCTATTAATATCAAAAATGGAAATGTGTTCGACTACATCACCCATGTATGCTTTCTCAAAAGTATTATCTTCAAATGGATAAGGAGTGTCCATTAGATTATGTAAACAATTTACATTACCCCATTGGTGAATGTCCATAAGAACATCTGCATCAGGTTTTGGATGTGGACCAGAACCAATGTCAATTATTTTATTCTGGGATTTCTTTACAATGGACGCATTAGCTGTATTATAAATGAATTCCATTAAATTTCACCCCTCAATGCACGAGAAATTCCATCATACAAATTAATTTTTGGTTTATAAAAAGATAACATTTTATTTGGATATGCAACACGATACATCACACCAACTGGTGCTGTTTCGATGTGATTAACTTCTGGATTATATCCTCGAATACCACAAACAATTTCTTTCAATTTATTGAATGATGTTGCATTACCAGAACCAAGATTTACAGGTCCTTGAATATCTTGCTTGATTGCCTCATCAACAGCATCCACAATATCTTGCATATGAATGAAATCACGAACTTGATTGCCATCACCCCAAATATCAAATGGGTTCATTAAATCATTTGCTCGTTTGATGAATGATGGGAATGGATATGACAAGTCTTGGTCTGTACCATAGCCACTAAATGGTCTGAATACATGAACACGAATTCCTTTTTCTTGTAGGAATTGTAAGCAATACTCACCTGTCAATTTAGCCCAACCATATGTTAAATCAGGATTTCTAATATCATTTAATTTAATGTCTGATTCACGTAATCTAAAGCCGCCATGTTCTTGTATATGAATCGGATATGCAGCAGAAGATGAAAAATAAATAACTCGTTTTGGTTTTGTTCTCAATGCCCATTGCATCATATCAGAATCAATTGCTAAATCTGTTGCTACTGATAATGGATTATTTTCAATTGTTTCACGACCACCAACGATAGCAGCCAAATGAATAATCATGTCGTAGTGGTTATCATCAGTCTTAAAGAAATCACGACAATCATTACCTTCTTTAATATCAATACCTGTAATGTCATGGTCTTTGTACTTACGCATGAAGTATTTACCAACAAAACCCATATGACCTGTAATCAAAATTTTCATATCAAATCTCCGCCGCCTTAATAATATCGTTCACTCTGTTAATGTATGTATGTTGTTCTTTAATTCGTTTCATCTGATTCAAAATCAAATCTTTGGTCTTTTGGTCGTTCTGCATTTCCATTGCAACATCGAATAAATCACCTGAATCCGCAGCGTATGCAATCTCACCTTCAAAGAAATCATAAATTGATTTTGAGTTAGTCATACCCAAAGCACCGTAACTTACGTTCTTGATTGTACGACAAGCAATGTATCCATTTGCTAAATGATTTGCTGGTCTGCAATCCAAGGGCAACAATGATTCTACAACTGCTTTCCTAACATCCTCTGTAGACAACGGATTTTGGAACGGTGTACTGTATAGAAATGGAATTTGATGTTGTTCACATTTCTTAACAAAATTCTCAAACACAGGTGCATTATCTTGACGTATAGTACCACAGAAGAAAGCTCTACGTTGTTGTGGAGTAAATCTATGATCGAAATTTATTTCTTCAGGTAACAAGTCTGTTGCCCAAATAGAATAGAAACGATCATAATCAAAACTATTTGCCTCATAATAAGAAACATCATTAAATGCTTCGTAATTTTTCTTGTCGAAAATGTAAGCATAATTCTTATCAATTTCACCATTCACACCCCAACCATGTTCGGCAGTAAATCTAAAATCAATCAACTTACCAACTTTACCTAGATACATTTCTGCACCAGGATTTCCCTCAACATTACCTTTATTTCCGAGATAATGCACAAGATAACAAGAAGTTTTATTTAATGGTAAATTATTACTATAACCATTATAAAATGCTAACCATTGTTCTGTAATGATGATAGCATCATTAAAAAATTCTTCAGTCACATTATCACGATTGTCTAACCAATAAGTTTCAATGCCCATTGCTTTTGCAGCACGAACAATAGCACCATGAATGAAAGCGTGAGTGTGACCAGTATCTTGCTTTGCACCCCAAACAATAATCTTTTTATATTTTTTCATTTTATATCTCAATAATTGAATTATGAACCCAAAAATCATCTACATGATAAGTATCATTTCTAGTATATATTTCAGAGATTAATTTATAACCCCTATCTATCAAAAACTCCCTAGATGCATCACAGGTGCCAGGTCTTGTGAAGTTACATTCAACATCACCACCATAATCAGTTTCAAAAGTGATCACATTAAATTTACGATTGGATTTAAAAACTGCATATAAGGCTTCAAGTGATAGTGTTGTTGGTGGATCAACATCAATGGTTAAATAATCAATAACCATAGGTGCATTATTATCATCTAATAATTTCTGATAATCAACTTCAACTGCATTGCCTAAATGAAATATACTATTTGGTCTATGTTGTTCCCACTCACCGGCATACTTTTCCATCAAATCAACACCAATACCTTTCCAATTTCTTACCTTCTCAAAGAAACAGGTATTGCTCATATAGTCCCAATGACAACAACCAATATCTAGAAAATATACATCTCTTTTTTCTTTTAAGTAATCATCTACTAATTTGTCCTGACCCAATTGTGAACAGTACATATTAATCCTTATAATATAACCAAGCGTTATCAATTAGAGGAATAATTTTACTTGCCTTTTCACCAAAGAATTCACGAATTGCTTTATTGACTGTTGGTATATTCAAATCATGACCGGAAAAAATACCACCTTTCTTTACTTTAGGCCAAAACTGTTTGAAGTCACGCAAAGCACCTTCGTATGTGTGATCAGCATCAATGAAGATAAAATCCAATGATTCATCACCAATAGATTCAGCAAATGTTTTACTATCTTCGTAAACAAATGCAACTTCTCCATGCGGGAATAAACGATTATATGCGTTTAATTTAATTCTTTCTTGGCGTTCTGTTGTAATTGGTAAATCATTCCAATCAATATATGTTGGATAATTATCCACAGCATAGTATGTTTTAATGTTTGTGTCTTTATCTTTTAGAATTAATTCTGCGGTAACACCAAGACAAACACCAATCTCTGCACCAACAAGATCAGTACCCAACTTCTGTAGATAAGGAATCAATCCACGACCTGAAGGGTTTGCTTCACCCCACTCAACTTGTTTCTGTACCCAACCATCAACATCTAGATGTTCCCATGGATCAACGTGCGCTTCCTGTTTAGTGTATTGATTTGTTTCAGTATTATATGTAATCACATCACTCATATTTCTTCCTTAATTTTTCATTCCATTCCGGAACACGATTATATTGATGAACCAAAACATACTTATCATCTTTATTATTATACACACTATCGTTATCACGCCAAACAGGTTCGGTTTTGACTAAGAAGTTTGGTCTGAAACTATTAATCTTGTTTGGATCAACAGTAGTACCACATTGACAAGCCCAATCATCTTCATGTGTATTAAATTTGGTAATTGATTTATATGGTTCTAATGATAACAATATATTCAATGCAGCTTGGTCAGGACCTCCACCGCCAGGAACATCCATAGGTGCACCTTGACACAATAAGAATATATTATAACAGAAGTCTAAGAAGGTGTCAAACTCTCCGGCAACTGTACCAGCATTATAGATTGGTTTATCTTGCATATAGATGGCAGCAATATCACCAAAAGATTGGTACATATTGTGGATACCCCAAGACTCATCTTTATATTTCAGATTCTCAGCACCAACACAAAGTTTTTTACCATTCATGTTTTCTGCAAGCCAGGCTGAAGGGTTTTTCTGAAATATAACATCAGCCACATCAACAGATATGACGTAACGATATTTCTTTTCCATTTCTTTGAGTAGAAACCAAATATGGAAGAATCTACTTACAACAACATTAAATTTTTGTTTGTATACAAATCTATTATTGATTTCATCACGTTCGAAACCAATAACTGTAAATCCATCTTGTTGTAGTTGGTTGACGATATCGTAACCAATATTGTAAACTACCATGATCTTATCACCAGTAAATCCACAACGATTCAGTGAATTCACATATGGTTTTATTTTACCGTAGTCTGTATAATCTGTAATGAAACCAATTACTAAATCTTTTTCTTCCAAGGAAATTCTCCATTATATTTGTCAATCATAAATTCATTACCTTTGATGAAGAACTCTTTATTAACTGATCCTTCACCACCATCAACACGATAATTCACCGTATATTCACCAGTACAACTATATGTTTGTGGAAAATACTGATTGATTACTTGTAAAAATACTCTATCTTGTCCCCAACCACCATGCCATGCACTTGCTAATTTAATTGCAATTTCTCTTTTTAAGAAATATGTATTAGTATCTATATGATATGTATTCGTCCAGGCCAACCACTTACCAAGTGATTCGCAATTATCTTCACATACAAAGTTAGATTGTTTGTCGTAAATGTTTCTGAGGGAGTGACACCATTGGAGTTTTTTATCAATGATTGTATCTATACAGGATTGAACATGAGTTTTTTCCAACCAATTGTCTTGGTCTAGGTACATCACATATTCTGTATTTACTAAATGTGTGAATGATGCATATACACGGTGTCCATAGAAACCATTTGCACCTACATTTTCCGGAAGGTAACAAACTCTTAAATTTTTGTTACCAAGATAATCATCAAGGATTACCTTTGTTTTGCTTTTGAATTTGTTACCATCACATACAACATAACAAATTGTGTCGTATGTTTGATTTAATACGGATTCTATAGCACTTCTAACTTCAGTTGCACCAGTTGTTGGTATAATCACAGTCGCAGTCATAATATTACCTAATAATTTGAATATATTTTCCAGAAGTCCAGATTTCTAATTCTGTCCTCAATCTACCCTCATTTTTTAGGGTTTCATATCTATTTATAGCTTTATTACGCCACCATTCAACAATATTACCTAATTCATGTTTGTGATAATTTTCACCAGGAATTAAAGTATCTGTCCTACAAGCCATGTAATCTATCGTATTTTTAAAACCATAATCTGATGTATAATAACGTTTTCTTTCAGTTAATTCTTTGGCATTTTCAATTGTTGAAAGGAACTTATCACCTTCGGTTGTTCCTTTTAATGCAGCCTTAGTGAGAGCAATAATCTTAGTGAATGTTCTCAATTTTCTACTTGTGGTTGAAGTATCACCTTGTAATAAATCTCCAACAATATCTTCAACATATTGTTTCAAGGAATGATATCTTTCACCATGCATCATAGGTACAATGTCTGATTCTGTTAGGCCACCAAATCTTATAAATGGTTTCATACCATCATACTGTGATACAGATTTTGTTGTACCATACAAACTAGTGGTTTCAAACAGACATACATTCATACCATATTTTTTATTACACATTTCTCTGACGGTGTGACTAGTACAAATGGCGGCCAAAAGTTTACCACCAAGATAGTTGAAACCGAAAGGCTGTGATGGTACAATAACAAAACCCATTACTGTAGCATCATTGAATCGTTTGGATGTATCAGGTTGTTGAATCCAGACCTGTCCAAGCAATTCATTACGAGGTTTCATATAGATCAATGGTGAACCTAAACGAATGAAACCTAGAATCTTTCCCGAATTCTTTTCTTTGACTGCCAGTTGAAGGTTCTTACCAACTGGAGACTTATTGATATGTGATGAAGTAATTGCAACCAAAGATTGCCATTGAGTATTTGGAATTTCACTTACGGTGATATCCATATCTTTTGGATGCATAGAAAAATCAGAAAATAAATCATCTTCTATTGGAAATAATGTAGAAGGTAAATCACTAAGATTTTTTAACTTTTCATCACGCATATATTCTTCAGTACTTCCAATATTACTGAAGTAATCATCAAACACTTTAGAACAATATAAAGCCTGTTCGGTAGTTAACTTCATACTTTAAATCCATCAAATGATTTTTTTGTAGAACCGGGAGCATTAGGTTTTGTAGGCCCAGTATGGCCTGCATCTGCAATACCAGATTGTCCGGATTGTTCAATATCATACAATCTCATTTTCGATCTATCAATACCAACAGTAAACCTTTTGTAATATGTTGGATCAGCATAACGATTTTTCAATTGCTTAACCATGATTTGATTTAGACCTTCCAATTCTTCTGAAGTAATCAAAGCAAACATCAAATCGGCGGTGGCAGGCAAACCAAAACTCTCGCTTGTATCTTCAAGTCCTGGATCGGAAGAACTAAAACCTGATCGTGTTGTTTGTGTCGCAGATACAATTGGTACTCCGAATTCAACGGCAAGACCACGCAATTCTTCAGCGATTGATTTAACATAAGTGTACGAATTAATGTTTGCTCCTGCTTTAATTCTAGAGCTACAACATATGTTGAGATAATCAATAAAAATAATATCAGGCACAAAAGACTTTTTGAGATTAAGTTCATTCAATAGGGTCCTGAAGTGAATAGTTGAAGCTGAGGCTGTCGGATATTCTTTGATAATCAATTTACCTGTGGTTTTATCTCTGACACGTTTGACCTTTTTGTCATACACATCTTTAGGTAATTCCATCAAGTCATCAATGGTAACATTCAATAAGTTTGTATCAATACGTTCCGCAATCTTTTCTTCAGCCATTTCCATAGTGATATATAGAACATTCTTACCTTGTGTCATTGCACCAGCAGCCACATGACACATAAACAAAGATTTACCGACACCTGTACCAGCTAATGCGATATTAAGAGTTTTCTTTGGTAAACCACCTTTGGTGATTTTATTGAAAAATTCTAGGTCAAATGGAATTCTTTCTTCTGTCTTATGATAAAATTCATATCGTTCATCTGAGTTTTCCAAATAATCATGACCAACAGTTGCATCAAAACTTATGGCTAACGCATCTGATAATATCTTGGGAATCTGACCTTTGTCATTTGTTTTGTCTTTACCATCGAGAATTGAAATAGACCCCAATACTGCATTGTAAATTGCTTTCTCTTGACAAAACTTTTCTGTCTTATCAACAAGCCATTGTACTTGGGTACTTGTTTCTTTATTACTTTCAATTTCTTTAAGATAAGAGTGTAACTTCTCCACTTCATCATCTGAAAAAGAATTCCTTTCTTTGACGGCAATACCGATTGCTTCAATCGTTGGTGTACTATTGTAAGTCGTTGTGAATGATGATATTTCATTAAAGATTGTACGTTCGGTTTTATCTTGAAAATATTCTGGCTTTACAAAGGGTAATACTTTTCTTAGGTAATCTTCATTGTAAATCAGATTTTTCAGAATGGTCGTTTCCAGTCTCATCAATTATTTCTTCCTCAATATTTTGTGACATAATTTCAACCAACAAGTCACCAATGTAATTTTTAAAGTCGGCATCTTTCTCCAACTTTTTTGGTTTCGATACAGTAGATTCTAACACATCATAAGCAAAAAGTAAATACATCTGTTCATTCTTTTCTTCGAATTTTACTTTTCCAAATTTAAATACCGTATCTTTATATTCACCAACCAAAAGACGAATATGTACCGTTTGGGCATCGTCTTTTGGATATATGAAACAATAGTCGATGCCCTCAATTAACATTCCATATCTCCAAATAAGTTTTCTTCACCACCCTGCATAATTTCAGTAGAAGCAACTTTATACTTTGTTTCTACAAAATCACGGAAGGTTTTACTTGTGATAATTGACATCCAAAATTCTTTAGTGTCTGTATCTTTTTCACGATACTTCTTTTCTTCTACTTCCCCAGTTTCAAGGTCGACCTTGCTATACCATCCGTTTGATGGTTTAATAACATTTCCTGATTCAAGTGCAAGATCAAGTAAACCAGACCACCGACTAATGCCACCAGTGAAAGATACAGAAACAGGTATTTTAGATTTTTCTTTAACATATCTAGATTTTTCCACATTAATAATAAAGTTATAACCAACAATTTCAGTACCTTCTTTTTCTTGTTGTCGACCAAGAATGAAGATGTTATCAGCTGAATAATACGAACCTGTGCCACCACCAACAATATCTTTCGGGAACATACCAATTTCTTTGTATGTATGATTGACAACAACCATTGGAATGTCTTTGATTGATAAATGTGGTGTGACCATTCTGAATAATGACTTAACTGCTTTCGCTCTAGTCATATCAGCAACAGTTTTACCTTCTAAAGCATCATCAACTTCTTTCTTTGATGCTAAGTTACCAATTGAATCAACAAGAATGATAAGGTGATCACCACGGGTAACATTGGATAATTGTTGCATAATATCAGACTTCAATTGTTCAATATCAGTAAGGGGTGTATGTAGAACACGATCAGTATCAATATTAAATGTGTCGAAGTAAGACTGTGGTGTACCAAATTCACTATCATAAAACAAAAGAGCAGCATCTGGATATTTGTCCAAATATGATTTGGCCATTAATAAACTAAATGCTGTCTTAAAGTGTTTTGATGGACCAGCCCACATTGTAAGGCCAGGTGTTAAACCTCCGTCCAATCTACCACTTAGTGCCACATTAATAATTGGCACAGAAGTCGGAATCATATCTTTATCAGTAAAGAATTTTGATTTGGATAAAATTGCCGAATCTTTTATACTGCTGTTCTTTTTAATTTTTTCAAGAATACTCATAATTTACCTTAATCAAAATAATTTATTTGAAGAAATCTTCCAGTGAGTTTACCTTTTCAGTTGTCCAACCCAAACAATTAAGAATGACTTTGATTGGTTCCAAGAAGGCCTTATCAAATTGTACATCATAATCTATGTACTTGTCAAGGCCTAATTCTTTAGGAAGTCTACTTGGGTATGAAATTACCATATCTTTAAAATGGTTTGGTAGTTTCAAATAGGTAAACTTAACCTTTTCTCCCTCTTGGATGAGTGGATACTTTTTAGTAAGATTGTTTTGTTTCAAATAATTGTTATAGAGAATGGCACCTTTCACATGAATAGGTGTACCAAGTTTATACAATGATACTGCATCTGAGTATTTAGCTAAGCCATTCAGTCCACGTGGAAAAGAAATTTCTTCAGCAGGTAACTTTTTAAATTCTTGTCTAAAGTCAGCAATGAATTTATGAATATCTTGTTCAGTACCACGTAACATAATACCAATAGACTCTTTCATCTTTTCACGAATAGAAGCTGGTGTTGAAGATTTGACCATTTCAAGACCCATGACTTTCATCTTAGGTTCTGCATACTGAACACCTTCATTATTATACACGTTTAGAATATAACGTTTCTTGGCAGTCCAAATACCTTTGTCTGATAGTCCTTCACGCTTCATCTGCATCTTTTGATCATATGCATGAACGTAATCAGCTAACTCAACATAAGACTTATCAATAAATGGTTGAATCTTTTCTTCACAGATTTTATCCATGAGTGAGATTACTTTTTGTTTATCGGATGTATCTTTGATAAACTTGTCAACCAATTCACCCATACGAAGATAAATGGAATCTGTATCAGATGCAATAACATAATCTACATCTTTAGATCCAATGATTTTATTCATCCAATTGTTAATTTTAGACTCAATCCACCTAATGGAAAGTTGGCCAGCAGAAGTGACACCAAGTGCCATACGCAGATCATAAAAACGAAAGTACTGACTACCCAAAGCACCGTAAGCGGAGTTAAAGTGACACCTTTTTCGCAAGTTGCAAATTATTATATCTTGCAACTCTCCTTTCCAGTTCATTTTTATAACTAATCAATTCGGAATCAGACATATCGTTTAATGATTTCAAAACATTCACCTTTTGTTTCTTTTATTTGTTTATCGGTAATCCTCAATACAACAAAACCGTTGTTTATTGCATATTCTTCCTGTAATACATCTTTCTCTTTTTGTTTTGGCTTGTTGTGCCAATATGTTCCATCAAGTTCAACTAAGATGTTTTTGCCAATTAAAAAATCATATCTATGAGTATCTTTTGTTATTTGAAATTGTGGTTGAAATTGTATATTATGTAGTTCACAGTATTCCCTAAATGCTATTTCTATCCAAGTGTTTGAATAATTATTTCCTTTTTTGAATATTCCTGTTTTACCTTCATTTGCATTTTTACGATGAGTTTCCCTCAGTTCAGGTTTTTTCATATAAAGGATTTCAGAAGCTTCCGATTTATTTCGGGTCTGTAAACCCAATTTTCTCATACGATATAATACACCAGAAGGACTAACTCCAAACATTTTAGCAATTTCATATAAATCTTTTTTATCAACATTATATAACTGATTTAATGTTTCAAAATTTAATTCATGGTTATTATCATAATCATCTAACATTTTCTTATATGTTCTGCTTTTTCCTATGTTTTTAGTGGAAACATATTTGGATAAACCATTCTTTTGAATACAATTGTATATACCACTATAACTATATTTTATCAATTTTTTTTGAATTTCACCCACACTATATCCACTTTTCAACATACTTTCTATTTCATTTAATTTAGATTCTATTTCTTTTGTTATAACACTAAATTGATTGGGCATTTATCATCCTTTTTTAGACCATGCTCTATTTAGTATTATTTTTCTTGCAAACCTCTTCTTTTTTCAATCTCCGCTAAAACTAACTCATACTCTTGTTGAGCCTTGAGCATCAACTTTTTAAATTTCTTACGATCTTCATACATTTCTTCCATCATTCTTGGTAAGAAACCTTGATGGTCGGTTCTAAACATCTGGCCGTTAGGTGTGATGGTGCATTTCATTGGACCAAGAAAAGAAGTATCAATAGATTTGTTCAACATATTCTCAACATTGACTTTACCAATTTCTTGTTCAAATAATTCTATGGCCTGAATTTCTTTTTGTAGTTCTTCGGTTGTTAATTCTTTTACATTACGAAACATTATTTACACCACTTTTTTCTATTCTCATTCATAGTCAATATCTGTAAGTTATCAGGATGATGTAAACCACCTTTTGCAATTGCTTGTATGTGATCCACTTCATGTCCTTTAGGACAAATCAAATAATATTCTTGTAACTTTTTCTTTTCTTCTTTACTCAATTTTGGTGTTTGGTTACGAATTCTTGCTCTACGCCTTGCAGCAATTTCATTTCTGATTCTACGTTTGTGGTCGCCACCCAAATATCTACTTTTTTGAGCACAGGAATAACTACAATATTTTGAATCATACTTATCACTTTCAGTCCGAAACTTTTGTGTTTCATATTCATTATTACAATGTAAGCAATTCAACAAGGCCTTTCGTTCTTTATTCTTACATTCTAAATCAAAAGGCTTCTTGATGGCAAATTTTTGTAGGTATTTTTTAATGTTGGCATCCGAACAACCAAAATATTCGGCAACCTCACTCCTTCTCATATTCTTGGTAATAAACAATTCATAGAGTTTATCTTTGGTAATATTGTATTTCATTGATTCTCCTAATAAGTAACCACATCTACTTATTTAGTATTTCTCAACTTTAACTCCTCGATCAATTTTTGTTTTCTATCTTCAATATAACTTCTTTCCACAAGATTTTCAGGACTTATGGAATATTGCATCATAAGGTGGGGGTAAAGTGAATTTAGGTCAAAGCTGGCAACCCAATCATGAGCACCAACTTGTACTTCTTTAACGTATGCACCTTCAAACATACCATCTTTTTCTTTGATGATACGTGGTGGTACAATGATATCCTTTTCTAAAAGATAAGAATAAGTCATTGCGTCCCACATACGGGTCTGTGCAAATACATCCTCATAGTTTGATTTAGTATCGTAGGCCAAAGTAACAGCCATCTCAAGTAACTTTAATTTATCTTCCAACTTAACAATCAATTCAACGTCTTTGATGTTATATTCAATAAACAATTGAAAGTTCAAACGATACAATGAATGTAGGTTATCATATTCATCATATGAAATTTTACCTTCACCCAATTCATTTTGAGCAATGTTATCCAAACGATATGATTCTTGTGACTTACCACCAGGAGCATACCATTTGTATAGTTCAATATAATCAAGTGATGCAACACCCATCATGTCATAGGCAATTAACTGTTTACCATTAATGGTGGTTTTACGTTCACCAATGTAATTCCATGGTGATAATTTCTTAGCATCATCTTCACCAAGAATCTTACGAAAACGATTGATGAGATATGGAATATCAAAGAACTTTGTGTTCCATCCTGTGATGATATCTGGACATTTCTTTTGCCATAATTCTAGAAACTTTTTGCATAGTGTCCATTCATCTTTACATTTGACGTAAATCTCGGTACCTTTCTTCTCATAATCACCGCAACCAAATACAACCATTTCACCATTGAGATACTTAATGCCAATGGCTGTGATTGGTTCGTTTGTAAGGTATGGATCAGGAAAACCATTCTCTGAACCAACCTCAATATCAACTACACCGATAAGAATTTTATCCTGATCGTAATCAACCATACCTTTATTGTTATCGGCAATATAAGCATACTCAAAACGATTTTGACCATAGATGACAGGTGCACCAGGAAGACCATCAAATTGCTTGATGAAATCTCTGGCTGCACGAATATCATCAAATTCTTTTTGATCTAATGGAAGACCAGTTAGTGATTTGAATTTTCCCTGTGGATTCTTTCTTGATGGGAGATAAAGTGATGGAGAATAATCAATTCTCTGTTTAACACGTTTACCGTCTATAATGCCTCGGTAAAGAATACTGTTACCGAAACATTGAACGTTTGTATAATATTTGCTCATTAACCTGTAATAATCTGTTTTTGGGGTGGAACTACGATACCTGAACCAAAGATTTGTTTGTAATTTGTAATAAAATCTTCAGCTGGTATATAATGATAAACAACGTGTTTATTTAAGAAAACAATTGAGTTGTCTTTTTTTTGTTCCGCATGAATAGGGAACGGCGAGAATCCGATATTTGGTGTACCGTCTTTACCACGAACGACAGCGATACCAACTGGATTAGATAATACTACAACAAGTTCTGTTTCAGATTCAAGTTCACCTAAAACATCTTCACCTGTAATTAATTTTAAAGCAATAATTTCCATATTAAATCTCCATAAATTAAGTGGAGCGAGATATCAGAATCGAACTGATGACACCTACTTGGAAGGAAGGAGTTTTACCATTAAACTAATCTCGCATATTTACTTCTTAACGACAAATATGAACAGTTTGATATTGTCTTTTATAACCATTCCATTGTTGCATATAATAACAACGAACTTGCGGAACGATATACACAGGTCTAGGTTGAACATATATTGGCACAGGTTGAACATAATATGGATCTGTTACTACACATCCAGTAAGTGCCAATACTGATATAACACTAGACAAAACTGCTTTCATATTACTACCTTTTTTATAAAATGGCTCCCCAGACTGGACTTGAACCAATGACCCAAACATTAACAGTGTTTTGCTCTACCGACTGAGCTACTGGGGAATAAAACTTCAATCTAACTTTGTTGTTGCAATTCTTAATGATCGTAATACTTCTTCAACACTTTCTTTAACTTGCCACTCACCATGAGGTGGTGCAAAAACAAACGTTACTGATTCAGTAGAAGTATCCTCATGCGTTAGTGTACCTTCGTACACAGTCACAATTAAATCTTTCCTAATAAGAAGTGGTTTACCTGAAAAAGCAGGATTAGCATTGGTCAATTTAACAAACATATTATCTCACAATAAAAAAACTGGAGCGGCGCCTAGTTTCGACACTAGAGATCAGGTTGGTCACCTTCACTGTCCTAAACACGCCGCATAAAAACTTTGGTGCCCCCACCTGGAATCGAACTAGGATTTGATGATTACAAGTCAACTGTAATGGCCATTATACTATGAGGGCTAACTCTTATATACTATTATATATCACTCAAGTTTTAAAGTCAAGTGATATATTGGTAAACTTGGTGCCTCAGGTGGGACTCGAACCCACAGAATTTGGTTTCTAAGACCAACACGGCTACCAATTACGTCACCGAGGCAATTCTGGTGCTAACTGTTGGAATCGAACCAACTTCAACGGTTCTTCAAACCGCCGCTATGACCACATCAGCTAAGTCAGCAGTATTGGTGGATTCTGTAGGGATTGAACCTACGACCTACTCCTTGTAAGGGAGCCGCACTACCGCTGTGCTAAGAATCCGTTATGCTGCTCTATCTAAAACAAACTTCAATCTATCTGCTGCATAAGAAGCAGCAAACGCTTGTGGTTTAACCAAAGGAATAACATTACACATACCTTTGATGTAACCTATTGCTTCATTAATAACACAAGATGAACCATGCATTTCGTTTGGATTAATGTCCAAGTGAACTTCTACCACACGATCTTCTAATACATCTTGTAACTTTAAATATAATTCGGCAATCTTATAAACCTCATTCATTAATCGCATCCGTGGTCGGTCTTTTTTAGCATCCCAATCACGTTCACGTTGAACTTCACCGAAAATTTTACAACCATTGTTTCCATTCACATGAACAACAATAGCAAGAGTGTAATCAGCGTACCATACATTACCAAGATTAAATCTTTCGGAGTCACCACCAATATAAATCTTTGTATCAGGACCCTGAGACTCGATGAAAGATTTTACTTCTTGAATATCAATAGTACGCACAATATATTCTCCTTGTTAAATGGAGCGGGTAGAGAGAATCGAACTCTCAAATACACCTTGGCAAGGTGTCAGGTTACCTTTACATCATACCCGCTTAAAACTTGGCACCGCCCGAAGGATTCGAACCCTCACCAGCTGATTTGGAGTCAGTTGTGCTGCCGTTGACACTAGAGCGATAAAACTTGGTACCTTCGACAAGAATTGAACTTGTAATGGCCGCTTATCAAGCGGCTGTTATACCATTTAACTACAAAGGTGTTGTATAAATTCTTCAGTAAGATGTTCTTCTAACAAAATATATAATTTAACATTGTTTTGTTCTATCACTTTTCTTATTTTTTCTTCGTCTTGCTTTGCTTTATAACTATTTTTAGGATCAAGCCAGATATTGTAATCTGGCAGGTAAAAATCAGCAAAGTAATTCCTATTATCGTATTTTAACGCTTTTGGACGAATCCAATTAATTGCTAATTCATTTAATATATCACTACATCTTAATTCGTATGTACTTTGCAAGACAGTTTCTTTTCCGAATGAATCTGTTACTTTGAATTTTTTACTTCGGCCAGCGTTCTCTCTATATCCGCCACCGGCTTTTCCGCCATTTGTAGCAGCTGTCTTTGACCACCCACCGTGACCTAATCTTTTCATAGTCTCGCTTGCTTTTGATAAAGATTCAGAAGTTTCTTTAGTTAATCCTTTATTCCATGCGGTTCTTCCTATATTTTTAGGAAATTTAACAACGTTAATACTCGGACATTTATCTTTATGATTTCGTGTAAGTTGCCCCGTTGTAGTTTCAATCTTACATTTAATACAACAACATTTTATTTGAAATTTTGACATTTTTTACTCTCCTATACTTATTTAGTATAGATCAACACATTGCTCTTCCTCTGAGCACCCCAGCATTTAATACTTGGAAGGTCCTGAAGGAATCAAACCTTCACTTTTTCGTTCGTAGCGAAATGTAATATTCATTTTACTAAGGACCTAAAACTGGTGGAAGTAGTAAGATTTGAACTTACGACCTACGCCGTATGAAGGCGCTGCGCTACCTCTACGCTATACTTCCATAATGTTCTTTGTCTGGGTAGTAGGATTTGAACCTACAGCCTCCTCGTTCCAAACAAGGCCGTCTACCAGATTGACAATATACCCAGACAAAGAACACTATTTAAAACTTGGTGGAGCCATAGAGAATCAAACTCTACCTTCAAGATTGCAAATCTCGTGTGCCGTCATCAACACCTTGACCCCATTTTTTTTCTATAAATTCTGAAATTGCTTGTTTAACTTTTTCTGATTTTTTTCTATGTAAAAGATAATGGTGATTTGGACATAGGAACACTAAATTTGTTGCTTCATTGTTATTCCTATCTCCATTTATATGATGAACATCAACTAATTCATCATAACCACAAACTATACATTTTTCTTCATAAAATTGTTTTGCAATAGAAACATATCCGGTTAAACCATACTTTTCTCTTTTAGCTTTACCACCAACACTATTTGCACAGTTTCGTGAACAAAAGTATTTTTCTTTTGAAGGAAAAAGTTTATATCTTTCTTCTACAATAAAAATTGTATTACATTCATTACAAATAACATCAAATTTTTTATAATCACCAAATTTATTGATCATTCTATTTTTTATAGAATTTAAAAGATTAACACTAACTCTATTTGGATTTTTTTCACACCATCTAGTATGATTACCTTTTTCACTAGTCGTAATAAAATTAAATTCTTCGTTACAATGTTTACAAGACCACATATCACACTCCTTTTTGGAGTATTTATAAATTGAACAATTTATACAATTAAAGTGTTCTCCAAATAAAACTTGGTGCGTTGGGTAGGGATCGAACCTACTTGTCCTAAAACCACGGGGTTACAGCCCGCTGCCCTACCATTAGAGCATCCAACGCATAAACTTTTTTTGCACCGCAGGATTCGAACCTGCACCTCCCGCATCGCCTCTCGGGCATACCTTTCGATACTAACCTGTAACGCTACCATTACGCCAGGTGCAAAACTTGGCGACCCGTGGGAGAATCGAACTCCCATAGGAGGATAGACAATCCTCTGTAATAACCATTATACTAACGAGCCATTAAAACTTTTTGGGGTGACTACTGGGAGTTGAACCCAGACTAGCAGAATCACAAACTGCGTTGCTACCGTTACAACATAGTCACACCAAAAAATTCTTTGGTACAGGCAGTGAGACTTGAACTCACAACTTATCGGTTAAAAGCCGATTACTCTACCAGTTGAGTTATGCCTGCATTAAACTGGTACACCGTATGGGTTACGATCCCATCTAGCCACCTTGAAAGGGTGGTGACCTCACCAGAAGTCTAACGGTGCATTACTAAACAATAGACTCTATTATACATGAACCACACAATATGTCAACAAGTATTTTACAATCTGTTGTTTTCTTACAACATGGAAGTGCGAGTCAGATTTGAACTGACGATTTTACGGATTTGCAATCCGTTGCTTTTGACCACTCAGCCATCGCACTATTAAAAATGGCGGGTAGTATAGGAATCGAACCTATCCATCGGTTTCCCAATGAGGGATTAGCAATCCCTTGCCTTAACCGCTCGGCCAACTACCCATTTCCGTTCTGAAAACCTACCTTGCCACCTTGTGCTTCAATTCTCTTAATTACATCTTCAAAAAGAATTGGTGTAAAATCTGTTTGTTCAACACAAACACAATGATAACGTGGATCAATCTCCGTTTCGCTGTAGATAATTTCTCCAGTCGGATAATTAATTCCTTTCGCCTTCATAACACGGTTCGTATGAAGGTGTCCATGAATGTTAGTACCAAATCTACCTACACTATCTGGATGAAGTGGAATATGTGAAAGAATCATTCCGTTCATTACATGATAAGCACGAAGCTCTCTGAAATGTTGGCGGTATTCATCATCACGAAAAATATCATGGTTACCACGAATAAGAACTTTATCACCGTTAAGTCTACGCATAATACCAAGAGCTTTACGGTTAATTACTACGTCACCAAGGTGATATACTTTATCATTCTTACCTACTTTTTCGTTCCAGAGTTTGACCATCGCTTCATCCATTTCATCTGGATCTGTCCATGGTCTAATTTTTACACCTGTATCTTGGTGTGTAAAACGACAAACACCGGCGTGGCCGAAGTGGCTATCTGATGTTAAGAAAACGGCTGGCATAATTTATTCCCCTTTCTACTATTTTCACTTAATGTGATAACTTGTAAATTATCATGATGGTGTAGACCTCCTTTCGATAAAGGTATTATATGATCCACACTATACAAGATTCCTGTTTCTTCAGTTAATCGTTCTGCTTCTTTATAAAACTCCAATATCTTTTCTTTATCTGCATCATCAGGCATCTGGTTTCTTTTTCTAGAACGATACCTATATGTTTTTGCATTTAATATTGATTTTGATCTGTATTTTTCCATCAAATCACTATTAAATAATTTATGTGAATTCTTTTCAATATTGCATTTCACACAACTATAACTACTTACATATTTTTCACTTGTACCGCATGATTTACAAGGTTTAGCTAAATAAGTTTTTTTATTTTCCTGTATAGCTAAATCTCTAGCTGATGATCTTTTTTGCATTTTTATCTCCAAAATGTATGACTTTATTTAGTACATTTTGGTTTTCAATAATGGAGGGCAGGGTGGGATTCGAACCCACGGACCGTTTCCAGTCGCCAGTTTTCAAGACTGGAGCAATAGACCACTCTACCACCTACCCATTTGTTAATACCATATTAATATGGTGTCGATTGGCCAAGATCGACAAGAATAAACCTAGCTCTGTTGCCAAAGCATCTAGTCTCACCGGTGACTTTTCGTCTATTCTTACTTACCATATTGAAATACACTCCGCAGGAATCGAACCTGCCAACAATGCCTGTTCAGAGCTTAGCTATGTCCACTATATCAGCGTGCGCTACGCCTTGAATGTACTTCAATATGGCAGGGGTAACTGGATTCGAACCAGTGATCTCGATTTCAAAGACCGATGCCTTAGGCCTCTAGGCGATACCCCAACATATGTACTACTCTAATTTTTAAAGAACG